TATCTAATAGTATAGTCCATATATCGGCTATACGTTGATGGTTCTTTTTAGCAGGTCCATACTCCTTTGCCCTCTGACCATTGATTAATTTCTCTGCTTCTTTTAAAAAAAATTCTCTATTATGTTTCATATGTTAAACCTATACCTTGTTGTTGATTCTATTAAATGTAGTGTTTGTTTAGCACGAGTTGCTCCAACATAGAAAGTTCTAATCTCAGAATCTTGGTCAAGATTTTCTATACAAGCTTTTGTTGATTCAAGAAGTAGTGCTACGTTATCCGCCTCGCCACCTTTTGCTTTGTGTATGGTCGATATCCGAATCCTCGGAGAAGCCGTCAAAATCCTCTCCCCTCTCCTCCTTACTGACATTATATATGCTGTCTCCTGCTCCGATATTTTCAAGACTTTCTGCCACGGAGTTTCGTGTGATGCTATCAAATTGCACTTCTCTTTTATATCTTGAAGAGTATAGCTTTGTTCGGGATTTAGGGAGGATAGTGTTTTTCTTCCAGACTTCGTAATAATATTGGGGTTCAATAGTTTCACAAAATTCTTCAGTTCTACTGTAGACAAGCTTTGGTTTTTGCATAATTTTAACCACACCTCTATTCCATTAAGTACATTAGGGGAAATAGACCAACCAGTGCCTTCTCTCCAATAGAGATAACCTTCTTCTTTAAGACGAGTACACACTTTATTTGTAATGTAATTCGTTCTAGCAAGTATCAACCATTCGCCACTAGTTAAGTCTACATCAAGTATATCCCTATGCCATGTCATAGAACCATCTTTTTTTGTGGGTTGCCATTCTTTTACTTGTCTGGTAGTTACTTTTTTTATAAGATTCTGTGAGAAATCATGCACGGTACTCGGTACACGGTAGGATTTATCTAGGATAATCTTATTATCACACGCATCTAAAAACTTCTGAACATCAACACCCATCCAAGAATAGATGGCTTGGTCATCATCTCCTGCATAAAAAACTTCTTTAGAATTAGGAACTAAGACTTCTTTAACCATTTTCCATTGCAATGGGGCTAAGTCTTGTGCTTCATCAATTATCAATAGATCAAATTTAGGACTTGTTCCTTGTTTAATAAAATGTTCTATCATATCTACAAAATCTAATTTGTTCTTTGCTAACTTATAATCCGTATAAGCTTTATCTAATACTTTTAACTGCTGCCAATGCAAAGTATTGTCCCAAGCATCATTGAATTGTTGCTCAAGACTTACTTCTCTAACACGAGCCGTCTGTATGATAGACATGTATTTATCCCCACCTGCTCCTATTTGAAACAGTGGGCCATCCTCTAAAGTAGTTGTTGGATTACTTCTAAATTCTAATCCAACTAATCTTCCAAGATCATTATAGTCGGCACCTTTAAAAACTCTTTTACTATCTAATCCTAGCCATGAGAAAGCTAATGAATGTAAAGTCCTAAAATAGAGCATTTGATTCATATCTAAACTAAGTTCTGCCACGGCACGATCTCGTGCTTCAGTAGCAGACTTTCGACTAAAAGACATGAAAGCTATTCTAGTAGGATCCATACCTTTTAATATTTTTTCTTTAACTATATTAATTAAAGTTGTTGTCTTGCCCGTACCTGGTGGTCCAAATATTGTTGTTTCCTTGTTCAAAATGGTACCTCTTCTTGCTCAATAGTTAAGGTAGACATCTCTACTTCTGATGATATTTCTGGTACCCACCAAACTCTAACTGACTTCCATTTACCAGAAGATGTTTTAAAATTCTTTAGAATAGAATGATCGCCATCATTTATTTCTTTAAGTCTTTCTTGTACTTGTGCTCTTGTGTAACTATCAAATTTCTTCTGTCTCATATGTTCCATGAGTGAGTCTAACCTAAAATAAGTTTTATGATCCTCTTCTTCCGTATATGGTTTGCCTAACATTACTTCTTCAAATGATTGTGCTTGTATTCTACCTGTACAGAAGTTCTCAAGAATAGAAAGAAACTGACCTTTATATGTCAATTCCTCTGGAACTTGTATCTCATTACATTTTTCCATAAGAGTGTTTACTGTTGTTTCCCAATCAGAATCTTTTAATTTAGGAGGCATCAACTTCAATTGTTCCATACATGCACGTTGAAATAATCTAGGCGCTTGTAATTCTTCTGTTGTTATCTCTATTCTTTGACCACCTATATCAACGAACCAAAGTCGAGGTTCCGATAATATAACAGACAACCCACTAATTACCGGCATTGATGTAGCACCTATACCAAGCTTCATTGAACGACATACGTTTTGATTACAATGAGATGCCATAGGTTCTTCTTTACAAAGATACTGATATTCTTTTTTCTCTAATGTATTTTGTATTGCAACAATTTCGGATGCTGATAAAGGTGGATGAAAGTCTCTTACATTATGTTCTTCAAACTTTGTTTTCCAATTACCAGGTTCAAGACGTTGAAGGAAAACTCCTAATTGAAAAGCCGTCCTATTTCTTTCTCCCTCAAACACACCTATAGCTAATTTTGTTCTAAGGCATGGTATATAGTTTGGTAATAAATCTACCGGACCACCTATAGGAAGAGTTAAAAAATCTTTTGGTAATACTTTAACTCTATCTATCTCTTCAATGAATTCCTGCAACGATGCTTCAACATAAGCTCCTTCTCTTCTGATGATAGCATATCTGAGAGTTTGCTCTGAATCAAAATACGGAAGATTAATAAAGTTACCAACATCCCCCCTTTCGACAAGAATCTGTTCTTGCTTCGGGAATATCTCGCACCGACCATGCCCAAGTGCTGAAGAAATCTCTGCAGCCTTGTCTCTAAAATCTCCTGCATTCATCCACTCCTTAAAAAAGAAAAATATATGTGCACCACCAGATTTACTACGGCACACGACACACGGAACATTAAACTCCGCTAACTTATCTATTAGTTCATTATGATCTAATGGATATAAATCTATATCTAAAGCACCAAACCTACATTTGTTTTGCTCATTAATAGGTATAGCACCAACACCTTTTCTGCCGTTGATGTGACCTTCTATCAATTCTAATGTAAGAGGGTTCCTTACTATAAAGGACTTTGCTTTTTGTTTTCCTGCTGTACGTTCTTGAGAGACTTCCGTCTGCCCATGAGCACCGCTAAAGCCTTTGAAGGCTTCTAATAATTGTTCTGCTAAATTCACTCTTCACTCCAATGAAAAAAGAGCCGTGACTTGGAGGAGGTAGCCACGACTCTAGTTAATTAAAACGGTATTTCGTCTCCAGATGATGCAGTTCTCATTTCATCAGCAGATGCCGAAGCGGTCTTTATATCGCCTTTTCTGAAACTTTGGTACATAGTTCTAGCTTCTAACATCATAGCTTCTAGTGCTTTTGTAGTCTCAGTAACTCTTTCGATCTTGTAGTTATACCAACTACCTTGATCGTTACTTTCTGCAATAGTTTGAATACTCCATGCAGTTCCGTACAATGGCATTGGCTTACCCGAAGGTAGTCTTATGCCGTTCTTAATAGTATTCCATCTACGAGACACTTTTAACTGTGTCTTTTTCATGTCAAGAATAGCAGGAGAACCGGTCTGAGTCTCATAATCCATAGCCATAACTACATGCTGATGAGTTCTAACTAGTTCATTACCTGAAGGTAACATTTCTGCCGCACCCTCACGAGTTGTAAGACCTATATCTCTATCATCAGAGGCTAGTTCTCTTATAAAACCACCACCAGATGACCGTAGACCAAACTCCAAGAACTTCTTCTCAAAGAAACACGGTACAACAAGCACACCTTCGTCTGCCCTATATACTTTTTGAGACACAGTGTTAAATATATCTCCTTGTTCAGCACCTTTGATGTACATAGAATCTTGTTTATTTAACTGTGGAGACAGTGCTTGTAATATCCTTATAAAAGGTATTTGCATATCTTCCGTAGTAAAGTTCTCTAGTCCTGCTCCTGCCTCTTCCTCAAGTAATGATGAAAGATCTGAAACCGCTACATCCGTAGCCTTCTTTTCTGCAACTGTATTAGCCATTATTTTGCTCCCTTAATTTTTGCACGATTGCCTACATATATTCCAAATAAATCAAAATCAATTTCTTGACTATTCTCTATTCGGTTCTTTGCCCAAGTCCTTAATGTCATTGGATGGATATGAGTCTTTTGAGCAGGGCTTAGTCCTTGGTTGCGTAAATCATCAACCACGGCTCCCGCTACATTGTCTTGACCCATACCAAAACCGACAACAACTTCATTCTTAATTATATCGCCTTCGCCAATAGAACGAATAAAACTATAAGCTTCATCCTTCTTATCATCCGGTATTCTAGCTGATACAAATTTATCTATGGTAACTTTGTTGCCGTCAACTGTAAGACTTTCAACACCAAGTTCCTCCATTAATGATGGAATGTCTTCCTCATCAACAGTTCTTTTTCTATGTTGTAAATCTTTAAGATGTTGTTCGGCATCATTGACTTGCTTATTAAGATCAATAGATTGCCGAATTAATGTCGAGAGCTTTGAAGTCTCTCCCTCGCTTACTTTATTAAAGGCTTCTGGATTAGCTGCCTCTTCTTCAAACAGTGAAAATACATCACTCATCGTTATCTCCTTCTTCGTTAAAGTTTATACCCTTCGGTAGTGGAATTAGTTTTAATTAATTATGTTGTCTTTGTCAACATAATTAAATTCTTTTTTTGTCAGCCAAGCAATTGTAC